GGTTAAAGGAGAAAATAATGAGTGCAAACATGAAGAAGATTCTTAACCGTGGCGGGCTTGTGGCCGTGATAGTCGGTATCGTAGCAGTGGTTATAGGCGGGGGTGACTCGGTGTCGGTGCTGGAAAAGGCCGGTGAAATAGCTGCAATAGCAGGAGCGGTGGCCATTTTTGTAAGAGAGATGTTTAACTGACCCGCCAAAATGTCCGAATGAGTAGAGTATGAGAAAAAAAGACGTTTTTACAGCAATACAAGACTCAGGAGCCGTGATGTCTACCATCGCAAGGCGCCTGTCTTGCGACTGGCACACAGCCAAACGCTGGTGTCTGAAGTGGGAGGATACAGCGCAGGCCCTCGAGGATGAGACGGAGAAAATCCTAGATATGGCAGAGAGTAAATTGTATCAATCGATTAATGAGGGTAATACCCAGGATGCTAAGTGGCTTTTGTCCACCAAGGGCAAGCGCCGCGGCTTCACCGAGCGTACCGAGATAACCGGCGCCGAGGGTGCCGATCTGAGTATTAAAGTCCAGTGGGGTAAAAGTGAAGACGATTGAAGTTGCGCCAGCCTTCAAAGACTCTGAGACTCCATCGAGATACAAAGTTTGGTACGGCGGCCGGGGTGGTGCTAAATCATGGACGGTAGCAAGGCTTTTACTCCTGCGTGCAATTGAGCAGCCGTTGCGCGTCCTGTGTACGCGTGAGTATCAGTCATCAATCTCCGATAGTGTCCATGCACTCCTCTCAGATCAGATAGATAAGATGGGGCTTGACTCGGTGTATGAGATCAAGCGATATTCCATCGTGTCGCAAAATGGCAGTACATTTATATTCGCAGGGCTACGGCACAATCCGAAGAAGATTAAAGGTACTGAGGGGATTGATATCGCATGGGTGGAGGAGGCTGACACGATTAGTAACGAGTCGCTTAACTTACTTATACCGTCGATCAGGAAGCCGGACAGCGAAATATGGTTTACCTTTAACCCCGACTCGCCGGAGGATCCGATATATACACGGTTTGTTAAGACCGATCGAGCGGACGCGATAGTGCGTAGAGTTAATCACAGTGACAACCCATGGTTCCCGGAGGTACTTCGTCGGGAGATGGAGTGGGACCGCGCACACGACACAGACAAATATCTGCATATCTGGGAGGGCGAGCCACGGACGGCAAGCCAGGCGCAGGTATTTGGTGGCAGATGGCGCATTGAGCCTATCGAGACGCCGGATAATGCGCAGTTTTATTTTGGTGCCGACTGGGGCTTCTCCGTTGATCCGACGGCCCTGGTACGTTGTTACATAGACAACCGGACGTTATACATTGATTACGAGGCATACGGTGTTGGCGTTGATATTGATAAGACAGGCGAGCTATTCGATCACGTACCTGGTGCGCGCGATTGGACTATCACCGCCGACTCTGCTAGACCTGAGACAATCAACTATCTCAAGCGGCAGGGCTTCAGGATACGAAAGTCGAGGAAAGGCAAGGGATCGGTTGAGGATGGAGTCGAGTTTATTAAGTCTTTTAACGAGATTGTCGTACATCCACGGTGCAAACACGTTATCGATGAAATGAAACTTTACAGCTACAAATTGGATAGGTTGACTGGAGAGCCAACACCCGTCCTCGAGGACAAACACAATCATCTTATCGACAGCCTTAGATATGCATTAGAGGCTGTGATGAGGAGTAAGGGGACACCGAAACTCTCATACGTGCCGGGGATTTAAGGAGTGAGTTATGAATGAACAGACAATTAAAGAATTACACGACCAGAACGCACGGCGGCAGGCTGTGTATCGGCAGAACCGGAGCTATTTCTACGGGCGAAACCCGTGGATAGAATCACGCGAGCAACGGCGCGAGCCGGACAATCGGATAGCGATACCATTTGCTAAAATGGCCGTTGAGGATATGGCAGGCTATGCTGCGATGCCGGGTTACAGAACGGTCGAGATTGATAACATCCGCACAGACGCCAGCGCACAGCAGGATGCAAGTGTTGATACATATATCCAACTAGTGCGCGAGATTGAGAGCGCAAACGACAGTGATAGACTCACCGCTGAGCTATATCAAGAGGCACTGGTGCACGGCCGTGCATTTGAGTTGTTTTGGTATGATGATGCTGTTGAGTTTGCGAGGGTGCCGGAGAATGAGATTGAGCTTGTCTATGATGGCAGTCTCAAGCCTGAGTTGGTCGGAGCAGTTCGTTTCTACGACCGTGAGCGGTTATTTGCCCGAAGGGCATCAGTCTACACAGATGTAGATATTACCGACTATACTCGGGAGGGATCCGGGTCTTGGACGGAGAGCGGGATACGGTTACATCCATACGGGCGTGTGCCTATTAATATCTACGCGATAAACACGCAGCAGCAACCATTTTTTGAGGCTGAGAAGGGGCTTATCGATGCGCAGGACAAACTCCTTTCATCCTCGGTTAACGAGGTGGATCGCTTCAATGCGGTGATGGCACTGTTTCCACAAAAAGTGGATAAAGAGTTTATCGATAAACTGCGCGAGATGAATGTGATTGATGATCTTGGCGATTTCGATAGGTGGCCCGAATATCTTGAGAAGGACCTGGGTAAGATCACATCTTTTTATCAACAACTTGCCGATCGTCTTGAACGGCTGTTTCACAAATCCATTAAAGTACCGGACTTCTCTGATGAGAACTTCGTTGGTAACTCCTCTGGCGTAGCACTTGCCTATAAACTCTTGGGGCTAGAGTTTAAAGCGGCGCAGATAGATTTATATTTTGACAAAGGTATAAACGGCCGGTATGAGCTTATCAGCTCCGGGATCAATGCCGGGGCTAGGCAGTATCCGACTGATGACTATGAGATTATCATTGACAACAAGCGCAACTTGCCTGTAGACGAGGCTGGCAGGGTCCAGATAGCACAACAGCTTCTTGGTATTTTGTCAGAGGAAACAATTTTGAAAATGTTGCCGAACACAATAGTGCCGGATGTGGAGCGGGAGCTTGAGAGGATATCACAGCAGGTCGATATGACCCTTGAGATACCAGGGGAGGCTGAGGATGATGACGCTTGAGCGCTTCCAGCGGGCAACCGACGAGAGTATAGATGCAAAGGTTAAAGCATTTAACGCAGAGTTAACCCGACACTATCGGGAGGCACGCAATCAGATACAAGGCGAGCTTGATAAGCTGTATGCTAGGGTCCTCGATGGGGTACCGGAGGGGAAGTATTACGAGGAGATGATGAAATATGACCGTCTCACTAAACTACAGGGCCAGGTGCGCACGGCATATCTGCAGGCTGCACGACGTGCCGGGGTGGCAGTTAATGAGGCAGCACAGCTTGCAATGTCCAATAGTTTTTATGCGAGCCAATACGCAACATCGCTTGCTGCAAACACGGCGCAGGGGGTTAAAATCCGTTTTACACGTCTCCCGACAGAGCTGGTAGAGCTGGCGGTATCTGGTGCATCAGAGCGATTCACCGAGTTGCAAAGGAAATACGCCGATAGGTTTGGCGATATAAAGAACTATAAACCGGCGCACGGTAGCACATTGCGCGACATCCTGCTGACACGCCGAGGCGCAGATCTTAAGCGCGTGCAGGATACAGTCGTACAGTCTCTGATACAAGGCAAATCGGTTAGGCAGGCAACAAGCGACCTCACGCGCACCATGGCGATATCACGTAATAATGCCAGCAGGATAATCCTCACGGAGACACACCGGACGCGTGCCCTCGGGCATTATGCCGCATCACAGAACGCAAAGGCCGAGGGCGTTAACTTGCGCAGGATGATAGTATCTGTCCTTGATGACTCTACACGGCCACAATCGGCACAGGTAGACGGACAGTACGAGGATGATAACGGTGAGTTTACCTATCCGGGAGGAGTCAAGGTTGTTGTGCCTGGCAACTCGGGTGTGCCGGGATGGGATATCAACGACCGCGAGCGGACTATCGACATCGTTGATGGCTGGGAGCCTGAGACCAGGCGTGCCCGTAACCCAGAGACTGGGGAGAATGATATAATCGGGATGAAGTCATTTAAAAGCTGGGCTAATGAGGTGGGATTAAAAGAAAATAAATATGGACAACTTTACACATAGCTTTACACGTATTGATATATGGTGTATACTATAGATTAACCGTGGTTAAAAGTGTATTCGGGATGTCCTGAATGGACGGTATAACTGGGAGGGAAAAAATGGATAAACTTATTGAGTGGATCAAGGCGAACGTCAAGGACGATGCTGACGTTAAGGAGGGTGTGGAGCTTGTAGAGGATGTGACAAGAGTTACCCCTGAGCGGGCGGCAGATCTTGCTAAAGACAAAGAGGTCAAGCGGATCATTGATGCTGAAATCAGTAAGGCGGTTGAAAGACATGATGAAAGGTTTATGTCTGAAAAATTGCCGGGTTTAATCGAAGAAGAGCGCGGCAAGATCCGCAAAGAGCTTAACCCGGAGGAGACGCCTGCAGACAAGCGGATCCGTGAGCTTGAGGAGCGGATTGCTAAAGCTGACAATGAAAAAGCTACTACAGAGCGGCGTGAGTCACTGCGGAAGAAGGCGCAGGAGCTTGGCATTTCTGATATCGGGCTGACGCCGGATGACGTTGATGCGTTTGTTCAGATGGGCGAAAGCGGAGGCGAGTATCTTGAGGCGTTCGTGACCAAGGCTAAAGAGGCATGGACAAGCACGCTTGACAAGAAAATCAAGGAGAAGTTTTCAGGCGGAAAGCCGGAAGCGGACCCACGGCCAGAAGGTGACGACGGTCCTCATGGAGAGGATTACGTAAAGTCACGGCTGAAGGGTAC